GAGGAGGACATCTGGAGGTGCTGCAGTGGTCAAGGGAGCATGGCTGCCCTTGGAATGCGGGGACATGTAGTGCGGCTGCTGGAGGAGGACATCTTACGCTTCTGAAGTGGGCGAGGGAGCATGGCTGCCCTTGGAATGCGGGGACATGTAGTATGGCTACTAGAGGAGGACACCTGGAGGTGCTGCAGTGGGCGAGGGAGAATGGCTGCCCTTGGAATATGCGGACGTGTGAGGCGGCTGCTTACGGAGGACATCTTACGCTTCTGAAGTGGGCGAGGGAGCATGGCTGCCCTTGGAATGCGGGGACATGTAGTATGGCTGCTAGAGGAGGACACCTGGAGGTGCTGCAGTGGAGTGGGCGAGGGAGAATGGCTGCCCTTGGAATATGCGGACGTGTGAGGCGGCTGCTTACGGAGGACATCTAGAGGTGTTGCAGTGGGCGAGGGAGCATGGCTGCCCTTGGGATGGATCGACATGTAGTATGGCTGCTTTCGAAGGACACCTGGAGGTGCTGCAGTGGGCGAGGGAGCATGGCTGCCCTTGGGATGGATAGACATGTAGTGAGGCTGCTAGAGGAGGACATCTTGGAGGTGCTGCAGTGGGTGAGGGAGCATAGAGTTTGACGGGTGTAAATATTATTATTTCTATAGGATTCTTTCTGCTAAAATCTCGATTTAGATATGGGTTCTGAGATTCTTTATAGATTCTATTAATAATTTATGTATGTAAGCATTTCTGATAAATATCGTTATGACAAGATTCAAATTTTATCCAGTTAGAATATAGATTTATTAATCTATATTAGATAAGCTCCCGACGGGACTTGAACCCGCGACCACTTGGTGTCTTTCCGCCGTAGTTAAAAGCCAAGCGCTCTACCTATCTGAGCTACGAGAGCTTTGTATAGTATGATTGATTATATTTTACATCAATTTCCATTTTTTTATAGTTTTTCAATTAATCTCAATGTTTCAAGTTATAATAGCTTAGTTTATATTCCTGGACACCGATATACAAGCACTTGATCAGAAGAAAAGTCTTCAAGAATGCATACGTCACCAAAGAATTTAGAGAAATATTCTTGATATTCTACAGTTGTTTTGAAAGCTAATATAGGATGATATCTTTCCTTTTTGTTGTTCATTAACATTGATCTTGCCAGATCAATAGCACGTCTTGTATATTCTGAACGAACTTCCGCGTCATTAACAATGATGAATGTGAACCTGTTTTTGGTTCTTAAACACTTGATCTCCTTAATTAGCTCTTTCTCATAATCGGATGAAGCAACTATTATCACATAAAATGGCTCTTTTCCATTACATATATCGTAGTTCCAACTTTCTACAATATCCGAACAACTAAAACATCCACGAAACATTTTTAATCCAAACCAAATAATAAAAAATAGGATGAAAACACTTAACGTTTCAAACATTGTTTTACAATAGCGGGAAAGTGTTAAAGAAGTTTATTTTCATACAGGTTCATGAGATAAAATTTTATTGATTTTTACCTTAAGGGTCTGTGGAGATAGACTATACGCATCTTCGATCCCATATACATCACCAAGAATCCTATAATCTTCTTCTGTTAATTTGTTTGCATCGTAACGTTCCGAAAATAAATCTTTCGTAGTTGGAGATTCACTCACTTTATCTTGTCCTAAATTAGGATCACCGTAGAAAGTAAGTTTGCCAACAAGTTGCATAGGACAACCTATAGAATCTTCATTGGCTAATAACTCTAGTAAATTGAAATTACTTCGACTTACAATCTCGGAATTAAACCGACAACTCTGTTTGAAAAGATAAATTTCATAACGATGAGGATCTGAATCCGGAGGTGGTGCCGGTGGTGTGTAATCAACTACTGTATCTCCTTTGCCATTTCTTACATTTACTTGCATTAAATGAATATATGGCGCGTTCGTAGGATCATTAGGATATGGTGCATCTATATCCAGCATAATCACTGTATAGGCTTGCATCCCAAAAGAATCCCAAGATATCTGATAATTATCAGACAAATCTTTTGTCGGGAGATATTCTCCGTCCAACACTCGATAATTTCCCAATTCAACACCTAGTTTAACCTGATACATTCCTATTTTTAGGAATGTATGATTTTATTTGCCGTGATGTTTTTGGCGCCGCCTTTTGGTCCCGCATACTTTATGCCATTCACCAGCACACTTTTCCTTAGTTTTCTCATCTTTCTTTACACAATAACTTATCCTATTAGATGAGAATTTAGTAGGTTCTGGAACTTCATGATCGGATCTGTAGTTTAAAATTTCTGATTTTAGAGTTTTATAGGCATTTTCTACCACTTCGATTTGTGCATCCGTATAACCTGTACTCTGAAGGTGATGTAGCCAATCTCGGTCGTGATCAGGAAAAGCGCTATGATGATTGCGTATAAGTTCCACTCGTTTGCTATATGCTTCTTCAGCTTGAGACAGATCACGTTTTAACTTCTGAATCCGAGCATAATTACGGATAGTCAACAACCACTGCTGCTTATAATAAGCAATAGATGTGGAATCGGTTTCCGCATTCTGTTCTTCTAAGAGAGATTGCTCTTTTTCATATTGCTTTTGATAGTGTTCTTGTTGACGTCTGAATTCTTGGTCTTCGAATTTTATAAGTTTTCCTTTTGTATCAGTATGAATCATCACGGTATGATCTGCATCTGGAACGCGTTTTAGTTCTGACCAACAACACAAACGAACAATTCCCATCTTATTGCCAGTTGTTTGAGTAAGATACTCAGCCTTTTTAGTGGCTAATTCTCTGTTTGCATAGCAGCCCATGAAGATCAACAATCCATACAAATTATCTGGTTCCCCATATTTTTTACATATATCATCGTTCAGCACATAGCTATATACAACCCAATATCCCTCTTGTCCTCTAGGTGGTGCTATCTCACATAAAGTTTTGAGAGAATTGATTTTACTTCTAGACGGACGCTCAGTATATTTAATGCCAGGTTCCATTTTATTATCCGCAAGGTCTTCTACTTATCAAGTTCAATTTTCATCTTATAAATTTCCTTTTTCGTCTCTACATATGAAACTGTCATTGTGCGAATTGAAAAATGTCTGGCAACACGTGAAAGTTTTTAGATATATATCCTCTTTTTGACTACAGCAGGCTAATTGCCATCCGTATTAATTTTATATAGGATAGTAGTGGCTAAGATATCACATTCCTTAAAATGTGTTATATTGTAAACCGTGCCAGCAAGTAATAAATAATGAATATGTTCTGCAAGAACATGAGTAGTCAAGCGATTTAGATTGCAAATACTTAAAAATTTATAAGTAGATTGTGCTACTTTGTCATAAATATCATCATATTCGCCTTGACAGATAAGTTCCCACGGATCTTGATCTATGAATATTTGTCGTATTTCCTCAAAACTCATTTTATAACATAAAGCGCTATATTTTTTTTTCAAAATGGATACATGGATTATGGTTACGGGTGGTGCTGGATATATTGGTATGCACGTAACGTTGGAACTTTTGCGGCATAAGTATAAAGTTGTTGTAGTAGACAATTTTTCTACAACAGATGAAAGTAATTATGAACGTGTATCTGATGTGTATTATCCCAATGTGCAATTGAGACGTGGAGATATATGCGATGATAAGTTTATGGATATTGTATTTGAAGACTACGAAGTCTCCTGTGTAATTCATTTTGCTGGATACAAATCTGTTGGCGAATCTGTGCGACAGCCTTTGAAATATTACCGCAATAACATCGTCAGCACATTGACTTTATTGGAGTGTATGAAGGAACACAAAGTCCACAACATCATCTTTTCCTCGTCGGCTTCAGTTTACGGTACTCCAGAAAGTCTACCAATTTTGGAAACACATGCTTGTAAACCAGAAAGTCCTTACGGAAAAAGCAAATACTTCATTGAGGAAATACTTAAGGATGTATGTGTTAGCGAACCCAAATTTACATGTGTAATTCTTCGCTATTTCAATCCTATTGGTACAGATCCAAGCGATATATTACAAGAAAACCCCAAAGGTATACCAGAAAATCTCATGCCATATATTGTGGGTGTTTATCGGGGAAAGTTTTCCCATCTTAACGTTTTTGGAGATGATTACGACACTAAAGATGGCACAGGCGTTCGAGATTACATTCATATCACTGATTTGGCTTTGGGTCATCTTTCTGCCCTTCACGTTTTTGATGAAACTAAAGACGATAATTATCATGTCTACAATTATCATGTTTACAATTTAGGTACTGGCAAAGGTTATTCTGTATTAGAAGTGGTACAAGCTGTAGAGAAGGTTGGAGGAAAGAAAATACCATTGAATCTTGCAGAAAAAAGACCGGGAGATGTCCCTGTTTGTTATGCATCGGCTACCAAAGCGCACAAAGAACTTAGATGGAAAGCCAAATACGACATTGAGACCATGTGTAAACATGCATTATAATAAATAATTTTTTACATTATTTCAATAGTCCTCTTATAAAATGGAAGCCGACAATGCAGTAGTCTGTTTACCAAGATCAAAACATTGTATCTTATCTTTATCTAGGGTTTGAACATACTCTAAAAAGTCTCCATAGTTTCGTATATACTCCGTTTCGTCATATTCATATGAACAAATTACGCAAATAATACAATCCTTGCTATACTCGAACATCTTTAGCCAAATATTTACAGGGATAAACAGTCCCGCATTATCTTCCTTTAAATGATAGGTTTCAGTAATGTGCCCATCAGTCAACTCAACTTTTAAAGATCCGCATAATGGTATCAACACTTGCTGTGTCTTTTTGTGTGCATGAAATCCTCGTGGATGCTCGTCTAGATTTTTGGTTCTAGTCAGTTATGCTCTTTTATTACTAAGATTTAGTCGTTAAATAGAAATATTTCTATCCAATAGAAATATTAGAAAAAGTGATTTTTTAACAAGATAAGTTTATACACAAACAGTAGTCGAAAAAATGGAGACAAAACATACGTCAATTTTGACCGAAAGGATTGAAAGGAGTGAAGTAGAACTCAAAGAAGAACTAGCCAAGATCGCCAATCTCGATTCCACAGAGAATTGGTCGATTTTTGACCAGTACGAAGAAGAGGGATTGTATTTAATTCATTCAACTATTGAACCTAAAGTAAAGGGTCTTCCTAGGGGTATTGTTGTAGATTTGGAAGCTAAAACTGTAGTTTGTGACTCGTTTGGCTTTACACCTACAGCACCCTTGGATGGACTAATGACTCTTCCCGGGAGTCATGACATTTCCATTGTGGATGAATATATAAATCGTCATATATTTTCACATGGAAACTTCTCTATCACTCCAGCCTACGAAGGCGTTATTATTCGAGTTTTTAAACATAACAACGTTGTTTATTTCTCTACACATAAGAAGCTTGATTGTTCTCGCAGCAAGTGGGGAAGATCAGACCGGTTTTTGGATATGTACAAAAGGTTGGGTGGGTTGTCCGGTGAGACGCTCTTTCCTGAGGATGTTGTCACATCCCCCTGGTGTTACAATTTCCTGTTGGTAGATGCCGCTTTGCTTATTGCAACCAAGCAAGATATCGGCGTTGGATTTGTCGTGGATTTGGGTGCCAAAAGAATGTGGGAATATGAGAATTGTCCATATGATGATGTAAAGCAGCATGAGTCGCCTACAACAATCGATGCCTTAGAAGCAACTCTTCGCTTCCAAGGCAGAGATATTCCCTTCTTTGTTCGTCCACCAACTCTTTCCTTGGAGCAAGCAAATGAATTCCTACGTTTTGGTTATTCGGAGGATCACGATACGTCCTACGGTGAATCCGTAATTCTCTACCAATACGATAAAAATGGAAAAGTGTGCGATTCCGTGCGAGTACAATCAACAGCCTATCATCAGCGCTCACGATTACGTGGAGATAATCCGAACATCCGTCATCGGTTTTATCAATTACTGAATGCTGCGATGAAGTGGGATCACGTTCATGAACTCATGCGTGCTTATCCAATATTTTACCACCAGGGTAGTGACGGCTGCTTTTCGAATATATATGTGGAACACCTTGGACAACATATTGCTCTTGATCTGAGAAAAACTGACGACCGGATATTTTTGGTGTATGTGCATTTCTATGCCTCTCTTCCAGATGCACATAAAGAAGAAGGTTTGAAATTGTGGGATGACTTTAAACGAGATCGAAGTGATGTTACTGCGTGGCTCCAAGAACTCTCTGAGAAAGCCATGCCCTCGGAGATTGAAGAATTATCTCCAAGAATTCAGACTATCTTAAAATTGACCGAAGATCACGCTGACAATAGGATCCGGACCAAGCGAAACAAGAATCGATTAGGCAAGAGGATGGGACGAAGACAATTGATCAAGGCTAATATCTACAACCTTATTCTCAGAGAGAGCGGACCTTCATTGTTCAAACTCATTCGAGAAATGAAACGAGCCAAAATTGTGGACGAGGACAATATGCAAGATTATACACAAAATGAGGATTCCGAATTGACAAAGGAGAAACTTGCTAGAAAAGAATAGAATATAAACAAGACATTGATAGTAACATTATATAATAAAAATTATATAAGTAAATTTTAAAATTCCCATATTTATTATTTTTTTCACGCACGCTTTTTTATAGCGACCTTAAAAATGCACGATAGTTGGAATTATGGATTAGCCATTGTGGTTGTGGTTTTGCTTATTATAGCTGCTGTACTTATTGCTTATGAGGACAATCAACATGACAACCAAGAAAGAGTAAAGAGACGAGAGAACCAAGAAACACCTGTCTTTCAACTTCCTCTCGACTTTGGAGCGCTGTAAAGCGTATTAAATGCTATATATATATTTAAATGTTAAAATATATGTATATACGAAATTACAATTTAGAATTTATGTTATCGTAATCTATCTTGAATGACGATTTTTGTGCCCAGCTCTTCACGTAATTCTGAGGATAAAAATTCTTTATAAGAAGTAGGCCAACATTTTTCCCATGTTGTTCTCTTCGGAAAAGCAGATCTAGGATAATAACAATACGTCGGTCCAAAATATATGTTTGTTGTCCCTACAGCTACTGGGTAAGGAACATCGTTAGCGCCTATATACGAATGAAACTCGGTAATTTCATCCTCAATTTCAAACTCAACTACCTGTTCCCCAACATAAACGTACTTATTAGATCCTAACTTTAACAAAATTGTGTTTCCGATATTCATTCCCACATTTGTACCTAAAAATACTTGTTCTATATCTATGTATCTTTTTATCAACTGAGCTTCGATAGTATTTCGATATATGTATGCGGTTGCTTCACCTACATATACTTTGAAAGGACGTCCTCCATTATTGTGAGTATAATAACACTCTAACCCATCGTGTAAATACATAGCAATTTCAAAATGTTTTTGGCATAACAAACATTTTTCATCTTTAACAATTAGAAAAGCCATGGGACTATTTTCACACTTAGCTATTGCACACTGAAGCCCATCAAAGACAATTTGAAAGCATAATAACTTTAGATCTAACGCATCCATTTATATAAAAACATATCATTATGTTTTTAGTGGTTTGATTGATTTAACTTGATTGAATATGTTGCTGATGATGATAGCGACACATAGATGTGTAGGTTTCAGAGCCACCTACCTGAACCTGACCCGTTAAGGTTGTCTCAACAATACGTGCACTAAATGGTGCTTTAGCTTTGATAGCACCAACACCTCTAAAGTCCGTTTTTCTCAATTCTTCTAAACAAACTGTACATTTTGCACGTAGTTTTTGAACTTTATCTGCGTACGGAATGAGATCTAACAAATATCCAAACTTTTTACATTCCGCATCTCCATCTAAGCCCGCGCATAAGACTACTTTATGATAGATATTTACCCATTTTGGTACTTCCTCGAGTAAATCCATACCAAAAAATTGACATTCATCAATAGCAATAGCATCGTATTCAGAAATGGTGATTCGTGATAAATCCGAGGTTTTGATTTTATAAATCTTGGACGATAGCTGAAAGCTACTGGTTCCATGACGTGAAAATTTACCATCATCGGTGGTATCCTTGCTGTCTGTTCGGTCGTCAAAAGCATGGTTGATAAACAGACATTTCATACCTAAATCTGCATATTTAGATATTTTTGCAGCTAATTCTGTACTCTTAGAAGACCACATGGGTCCACACAAAATAGACAAATGTCCACACTTTTTAGTATACATACGGTTTCTATAGCCGACTACGATTATCAAAGATCAATTTTGATACGGTTTCTACGATTATCAAAGATCAATTTTGATTTGATTTTTTTAAGATGATGAATTCGGGGAAAACATGAGTAGTTCTGCAGTTCGCTTTGTACCAATATTTGTCCTCAAAGGTATTGACCCAAAGGATATTACCGAGAGATATTTTAAAGGTAAATATAACAAGGTAAAGATTCCACCTTATAGAATCAAAGTTTCTGATGTATTCCATGTAACAACCCCCAGTTATGGTTCATCCCCTGAGGAACCTCGGTATCAGTTCAAAGATAAAAATAATGCTTCTGTTATTATGGTCACTTCTAACTCTAAAAACTACGATTTATATAAACGTGCTAAACATTTTGAGGAAAGGGATAGAATATGTCCATATTGTCTGCGGAATTTTTATCATGAACCAACTCCAGTTGTAATCAATATAGAAATAAAAGAACATGAAAACAAGATATATTATTTCTTTTGGACAACGAATGTCAGTTGTTGCAGTTTTCCTTGCGCATTTGCATGGGCGAATCGAGAATCCTACGTGAGTCACCGCTATAAATGTGCATATCGATATTTAAAAACTATGTATAGATTGATGCATCCCGGAAAAAGAATTGTAGAAGCTCCAGATTGGACATTATTAGAAACAAACGGTGGTCCGTTAAGCGAAGAAGAATTTGATAAAGGTTCGTATAAATATGAACGTACATCTAATATTATTTTCCTCCCCGCAAAAGAAGAATATATCCAAGTTCAACTCTCTTAAAACCTTAGTTATGTTGGGAAAATAGATAATGTATGGATTTTATGTTATACTTGGGTTGATTCCCACAATAATGCTAATAGTATATTTGTTTAGAAATTATATTCGGTCTATGGTTTTAGATTTATGTGTGAAGGCTATCTTGAAAGCGAGTAAACATTTTTACGCATCCCAGGAGTCTATAGAAGTCGGCAAACGTTATGTATGTATTCCTTATAGTTACCACGGAATTAAATACAGAATTTATGTGCCATTTTCGAGAACTCTACGCCGTAAAATGTTAAATACTAAGTGCACTTTGGTACATGATAACGGTACAACTACTGATATCACGCAACAACCAGGCTGTTGTCATATGGTCACAGCAAGTGCTTTGGGAGGCAAAGAAATTATACTAGAAGATAATAATGGAGTCGTTTATACTTTTGGTGCTGACGAAATTCCTGTTCTTCCCTAAATATATTTAGATGTTATATTATGCAATATAACATAATTTGTAGGATTACGCAGAAAACCATGTCTTTCCATAGCTTACAAATGTCGTGGATTGATTGTGTAATTTATAGGATGTATGAGATATGTTAATATGATTTCCGGATGCTGCCATAATATGATGTGTACCCTCGTGTCTTGGAGCACTAATAACTAATGTAGCGCCTTTTTGGATTGATCCATGATCTTTTTCTGGAATAACACTTGTCAGTGTAGGCAATTCAAGCTTCACTGAATAAGGCGCTCCAATAATCACATAATGATCATCAAGAGAAAGTTTACAATCCTTCACTACTAAACGCACATTTCTTCCACTACCCACACCGCAAGTACATTTACATTTTCCCATAGGTCCAGGTGGTCCTTGTATACCTCTGATTCCCGGAGGTCCAATATCTCCCTTCACACCTTCCACGCCTTGAGGACCAGCTGGTCCTCGGGGTCCGCACTTACCTTGAGGACCAGCGGATCCTGGAGGTCCGCACTTACCTTGCGGACCAGGTGGTCCTACTGGTCCTTGAGGTCCAGCTCCACCGCATTCTCCCATAAGACCCGGTGGTCCACACTTTCCTCGCTCTCCTTTAGGTCCTCTTTTACCACACGGACCGGGAACTCCTTGGGGTCCTGGAGGTCCACAAGGTCCACTATCTCCACAAGGTCCTTTCTCTCCGCAAGGTCCACAAGGTCCACAGGGTCCAGGATTTCCTTTCTCGCCACGTTCTCCTTTCGGTCCACAAGGTCCAGGATTTCCTTTCGGTCCACAAGGTCCAGGATTTCCTTGCGGTCCCTCACAACCTCTAGGACCGGGTGGACCTTGTCTGCCTTTTGGTCCAGGTGGTCCTTCTATGTAATACGTATCTTGCTTACACTTTTTATCTTTAGACTTTTGATGTGAACTATCTTTGATTTCATATGTATAATCAGAAGCATAAGAAGATCCACTATCTTCTGAAGTAGTTAGTAGATATTCAGAGTGATTATCGAGATTATAATTTGCAGAACGACCCTGAGATTTATGAGACATTCTCTATTTGAGATAATAGAGAGAAATATTTCTCTCTTTCCTCGAAACTATATATTGTTAAAACAACAATATATTCTAAAGAAACATGGATCTTTGCGATGCACTTATTGGTTGGGGCGCATTTTGGACAGCATATTATTCGATCTCCTTAGCCTTTGATTTTTGTTACAAAACGACAAAATTTATTACCCAACAAAATATCTTTAAAATTGTATTCAACAATATGATTTATACATTATTATTCCAACCTGTATTTTATATGCTTATTCCTTACGGAATATTAAATCCACAATACATAATTTATCGATTTATTGTGTCAGCAATTATAACAGAATTTATATTTTTCTATACACATAAACTCCTACATCACCCATGGCTCTATAAATATCATAAACCCCATCATCTTTTTATTGAACCATGCGCTTTTAGTGCTTTATATTGTCATCCTATCGAAGCTGTATTTTGCAATCAACTTGCTATAACGGTAGGTCCGCTGATCACAGGGATGAGTATAGGAGAGATTGTGATATGGTCGTGTTTAATTGCTTTAAATACTCTCAAAGCTCATTCTGGATTACGAAATAAGTATTTTAACAGTCGTTATCATGATCTTCATCATGCAAAAACCAATATAAACTTCGGCTTTTTGTACATTTTAGATATCATTCACGGTACATGTCAATTACCAAAATGATTAAAAGTGGTATAGGATATGTGAGATGTAATAACAAAAAAGTTATCCGCACAAAATATCTGAGTTCTTCACAAGAAAGAAATATTTGGGACGGGACAGGACATTATTATACATTATGGAATGAGAGACGAGTCTATAATGAATGATTGTATAAGTATTGTCTAAGTATTATCATATTGTATTATCATAAGTATTATCATATTGTATTATCATAAGTATTATCATATTGTATTATCATAAGTATTATCATATTGTATTATCATAAGTATTATCATATTGTATTATCATAAGTATTATGATAATATAATTTACTGTGATATTTACCAATCGCCAAAGTCAAACGAACCGTTATTATGATAATAATACCACCCGCCAAAAATCAATAATAGCAAAATCACAATAACAACCACTGCAACTGCAACACCTGAGTTAGAACCTTTCTTATGAGACATAGAAGTAGAAGGTTCATAAAGATGTGCCAATCGCAGGCGTTCAACAGCAATAAAATCTGCAGACACTTCTTGATACGATAGACCATCGGAGTGTTTCACAACTTTAACACGATTTACTCCAAGAGCTTGAAGTTGGTGTACTTCGGAAGACGTTAATCCATGAAATGCAAACTTATCATTGACAAATAGATAGGCCTGGTCTACGTCAGTAACTCGATGTAAGGCATTAAGAGTTTCGTCTCCATTGTATACTACGCAAGTATATTCACAAGGATAATAACCTTTACAACCTCCCTCTGGATGAACACCCAACAAACAACCTAAGGAACATGATTGATTGCCTGGAAAATCATCCGAAGATTGACATTCACAAAAATATGCTCCCACAGTACCAATTCTAAATCGATGTTCATCCGCGCATCTAAACTCGGATGTAATCATTTCATGCAAATACTCATAAGCTGGTGTTCCAGAAACTGCTTCGATTAATTCGTGTAATGTAACAAACTGTTTCTTTACATCATCCTTTAAATCTTTGATGTAATCTGTGGCATAATGATTATGAAGATTCTTCACAATTCTCCTTGCACTGCCCATATCAATGTGCATATCGGTCTCTCCTTCCTTTCCCACAATTACTAAGGTATCCTTACCTTGAAAATGGACCTTAGAATCTTTCTTTTTGCCTTTTTCATAAAAAACTTCTTCCTCTTTCTCTGAGTCGTAGAAAAAATTGTGCGTCTCTCCTACACGTATCTTCCTGAAATAGGAAGGGTCCATGCTAGGTCGTTTACTCTTTGTCATTTTTGTGTGGTTGAGAAAAAGTACATTGGGTTTTATAAACATGGATCCGTCGAGATTTTATAAAACTGATTCCAAAAAATGATTTAATGTGATGAACCTCAGTCACAAAATATTCTAAAGAACTTTAAATGGAATATCCAATTTTCGATACAGAACTGACATTTCTTTATAAAACCGCCTACGAATCTGGACTACCCATTGAATTGTATATTCTACGTCCCAGGACGGTAGAAGATGATGATATTGGTGGTACAGACTATACAGTCATAGAATCAATCTATCAATTTATAGAGCGAAACGAGGATTTAACGTTGAAAGAATTGTATCAAAAATTGGAAGATTTTCCAATGTCTAATCAATTTCCTCGTTATCTAGCCTGGATCTATTTGCAGCTAAAGGCCCCTCAAACGGATAGGTACAAACAGAAAATAAGTAAAAAATACGAGAAGGATAGAGCATTTATAGACACGGTTCTCGAGGTTATTAAATTTTATGTAGATTTAGACATGGTTATTCCTGGTTCTCCGGCGCAAGATCTCTATAAAGAAAACAATGGGAAGAAAATATTTATAGATCCTCCAACTACTTTCGCAGTAAAGGCGATTTTAAAACAATTTCAAGGGCTGAGAGAGCTGCGTGTACCATCATCTAACGAGATGATGACTATGACAGAGATTGCAGAGAATATCAACGAGATTCAGAGCCAAATTTTAGCCTCGGTTGAAGAGCCCTATCCTCGTTCTCCCATTTACAAGAAGTCTGAGCATATTATCTACAAAGCTTACGTTATTGAAGAGGAGGAAGAATCAGTAACTTATGCTAGACCTCTAACAAGGGAAGACGGATTTTCATTCTTTAATGAATCCCGTCTTTCAGAGGATGTACCGTTTATTCAGTACAATACTCTTGAAAAGGGTGCTGAAAAGAGTTATTACAAGATTTTCCGTGGAGAAACTGTGGATAAGGAACCTAATTACAAGAATATCATGATCCCTCCTGAAGAAACCACTGAAGTTGACACTATCAATATGAAGGTGTGGTTCCATCATCCCAATGAGACAAAAGTTATACCTATGCATATGGCTCCGGCTTCTGCTTTTATCACTGTTGTTCTGTCCTTGAGACGTAAAGATGGTGAGGAGCCAAACCTAAGTTTCGATGTTCCGCATGTAAAAGATCTGGAGGATTCGATGGCGCGGTATCTTGAATCTCTAGGGGACGCGGCTGAAGATATTAATACTTACGGCGCTACAACAGTAAGTGAATGGGTTATTTTAAAGGCTGTATACAATGCACTTTCACCAAACGATGTAGAAGGTCCATCACTTCTATTTGATGATCGTGTAGAAGAGAGCGTTAAGGCAGAAATCTTTATTTATGGACCAGACATTGATAACACTACTTTTACTTACGAAATTGCCTTTAACAATCTATTAAGATGGTATTTATATATTGAGGAGTTTACACATCCTCAAGCTTTGCAAAATCAGCTGCGTGTACGTTACGCTCCATATCCTATAGATAACCCTAACGTTCCAGATATTGTGAAACAATCTCCTTATGTCACAAAACGAGGTTTAAGCGCTGCTATAACTCAAGAATACTCGGGTTTAGGCGAAGTATATGATGTTTATAATTATATTGAGAATGTCACAAAACGTCAACCTATGCCAGCAGAAACACCGTATATAGTACTGAATATTAGCAGAACTGCTGATACTAAAGCTATAGAAGAATTCTTGAATACATTTACTCATCTCCTGCCCATTTATATGAATAATAAACCGGAGATAATAGAGTATTATAGTCAGTATATGACTGTAAAAGAACAACATATTTTGTTCCCCCAACCACCTACCTTGGACGAGCCCGAAGAACGAGAAATGTTGATTGATCTCAACAAAATTTTACCAGAGTTGACTAAATACGGTTTTAAGCGTGGAGTTCAACGAACAAGTCAACCCAAAGCTATACTCAAACAGGATATAGATGAATGGGTTCGTCGAACGTTTATCAATCGAAGTCTTACTTATCACAAAGAAGTTCTACCTTTCCCAAAACCAGAACCTACCGCTTACGGTACTGTAGTGTTGGTTGCCTTTCACAATGATCAGGTAATGTATTTAGTGCAAAGGCCTTCAGGAATTTTAGAATGGAAATTACTTGAAGAGATTGAAGGTAAAGTTAATGACCCAGAAGCTTGGGTTGCGTGTCCCCTAGATAAATCTCCATTCATTGGTTTGAAAGATAATCCTAACGAAACAAGAGACCAATATCCATACGTTCCTAAATGCTTTGATACGCTGAAAACTAGCCAAGCAATTAGCGGTAAGGTCACTAGATACCAAAAATATTACTTGGGATTCAAAGAGGAAAGAACACGTCAGAAAGTAGAAAACATTCTTGTGACTAACAAAATCCTTAAGCCAGGACATAAAGGACAATTAGATGAAAAGGGTGAGATCAACGCAATTCTCAACCAATATCCCAGTAAAATATCCAAAAGTGTATTTTTAAGATATGGAGTGCCTATTAGTCCTAATTCTTTACTACATAGTGTATTGTTAGCTCTTGGGGACCCGGAATATTACAAGAAAGTAGGTACTGAACAAAAGGAAGCCTACGTTCGCCGTGTTCGAAAATACATCGCTACAAAGATCTATCCAGGGTTACTTAAGCAAGAACTGTATGATCGGACGTTGAGTGAGATTTGGGCTATGTTATGTGATGTTACCAGCTTCTTAGATCCTTCTATTTTCTATCGCGCATTAGAAGTCGTTTTTAATATAAATATCTATGTTTACGGATATACCACAGGAAAAGATGGTAAGAAAGCCAAGCAAGGTAAAATGGTTCTTCCACGACACAAAATTTTTCACACACAACCTTATCGCGATCGCCCCACAATTCTTATTTTGAAAAATAGTGGCAGCGAAACGGATGTACTTGAGTATCCTCAATCCGAGTTGATTATTGAAGACATCAAGGGTGCGAAACCAGTAATGGTATTTAAAGAAGAGATGGGAAGAATTAATTACGACGTTTTACAACAAACTGCAAGAATATTCACCTGGAAAATTTCCAAAGCTAACACTTTGGAAGTACATCAAAATACTTATCTCAAGGCTACCCAAAAATACTCCGAACCAGATTATTCAGCATTGATTGATCACCAGGGCCGTTATCAAATTTTGGATGATTATGGCAAGTTGAGAGGTTTGGTGTTTTCAAGTGTTGATGGGCAAGGTGTAACGATGCTTTTTGATCCGTCACAACCTGTAAATCTGCCTTTAACCACCAAGGAACGTTTAGCTTCTTGTGATGATCCTACACAATTTTATGAAGATGATGTTGAAGTTTTTCCAAGATGTAAACCAGAAACAGCTATAAGGATCTTTGACAAACCGGTATCTATGACAAAAAATCCTGATGATTATTTGACTGGATTGTGGTTTGGCACCGGAACGAAAGTATATATTCCAACTGATTTAACACAAGACAAACGCCTTCTTGCCCTTCCGGTAGGAGATAGTAATCCATTTGAAACTACAAAGGATGAATCGGTATTTAGATTAGATAAGATGAAGAAAGACCTGAATTATATTCAGCAAATATTCTGGTGGTTATATATTGTTTACCGTTCTGAAAGGGAAAAGTTGGAATTTCTATGGGACTTGTATAAAGAATTTGAGGAAACTGCCGAGATTGAAGACATGTATATAGAATTTGAGGAAACTGCCGAGATTGAAGACACGTTGATCAACTTTTTGCAAAGACATGTTAATTTTGATGTTGAACCGCATCGACCCTCAATTAAGAAGATGGTCGAAGAAAATGCAGAACCTTCAAGTACTTTTATAAACTTTATCGAGACCTACGTCGACTATGATAATTACTACGAAGGGGATAGTGCATTTTATTATAATCTAAATGGTATCAATCGTACTTTCCCAGATGAAAAAGAGGTTGTTACTGTAGAAGAAGGTATAAAAGATTTAGCAGAACAAGAACAATACTATCTTGAAGACCTCGAAGAAGATAATTTGCCTGGAGGAACTCTATTTCGAGATGGACATATCTTATTTTATAACAGAACTTATGTAGATGAACTAACAGGGAAAAGAACCGCAGGATTTGGTGAAAAGATGGTAGAATGGTTACAAAGAAAAGTAAAATTGCTTTATGGTTTAGAAGATGTGCAACCCAATCTTTTACGACGTCCAAAAACCATCGAAAATTACTACACTTCTTCCAAAGATTTTATACCACAAGACTTTGTATCTGTGTTTATAGGTCGAAGTGAGGTAAAGAAATGGTTGGATTCTATCACTACAAGTACTCAAATGCATAAGATACATAGAGAAATTACACCTGCATTGTCTCTGAGTACCGAACCCTTTATATTTCAGGATATTGTTGATAAGAAAATTTATTACATCCAAAATGTAATTGGTGGGTCCAAAGAAAGAGCATTAAATGTAGGAAGATTGTGGCAAACCGAAAAAAGAAATAGTGGGTGGCGCACATCACCAACGGAAGTCAATTATCCCCATATTATTTATGGGAACATCATGACGGGACTTATTATAATGGAAGACAACAGAACGGTAGTTCAATACAGAGATATACCTATCATTTCCGGTTCTTTTCGAAGGAAAGAACCATCAAAATATCTCAGAATACTCCAATACAATACTAGGGGTACTCCAAGATATGCGGCTATGTTGGAACTCTTGTAAACAAATATATATATATATCATCATAGGTGATGATATACAATACATATTATTCAGTAAAGACATTCAAGAAAGGTTTTAAACACATCTTTTGCATTATTCATTATCTCCCGCCTACATCCTGATCCAGACTGTAACAAGGTTATGAAACCCATGTTGTAGATTATTAATGATACAAATAAGCTTATCAATTTATTCTACAGTTCTAATCATTACAATTTTTTACAATTACTATTGTAAAAAATTATTTAGATAGAGAACTCATATTTATCTCCCTTTTTCTCTATAACCATTTTCTTTGTAATTAGTAACCTCACTCGCATTCTAAAATTGGGACTAATATATTTTGGCTCGAAAATATCGTCTATGTAACTCACATGGCTGTCAATATATTCATCCTCATCTGCTGTAGTTTCACTTTCTGGATCACAGAGTGACTTACTTTCTTGAAAGTGTTCCGGATTTTTAAGTTTAAAGAACATTTTAGCTTTAAGTTTGGATAGTACAAGACCTACCTCTGCATCCATGGACATGGGATCTTCTGCTAAAGTGTACACATTATGTCCAGCAACGTTTGGAGGCGAAGGAAAGTGATACCATGGTTGCATCCGAGAAAAGTGATAGGTTTCCATTTGTTTGATTCGGGGATTCTTACCATATTTGAGACTGACATGCTCAATTGGGTTCCAACCCCGATAAATATCTGTGGAATCTGTGGTGTAATTCGAAAAATTTCGCTTTTTCCTTGCATCCATATTTTCAGCTGCCCAAAATATAGACTTGCATGGTGTTTCACAAAACAAGTCTACCTCTACAGATTTACCATATGTTTCCGTATTGGTTTGATCGCAGGCAACAACGTCGTTGATATAAAACACTTTTTGCTGTGAGTCATTACATTTGGTATTCCACTCAATCTCATTCTTGGTAACATAAGCGTAAGCTGCCCACATTTCTGGCTTTTTAAGAGCTGTTCTCTCAGTAACTCCATCTAAAACAGAGAAATCTACGTCCTTCATTTCTACCCATACCTTTTCACCATTCTTTTCCACACAACGTACCATCCGAAGTAAATCAGAGACAAAGGTTTTCATCTCATATACATGGGATACGCTAGTATCTTTGCTGCAGAAATACAGAGGAAAAGCCAATCCAGGATCTTGGGAATAGAACCACGGTTGGTGAAGCGATGTTTTATAAGGACGAAGTACATCACTCCATTCTTCCAAAAGAGGAACGTTTCCTACACACATGTTATGATGCTCTCTAAATCCTGGTTTCATGAAATGTTCAAAATACTTATCCAACCACACGTTGTCCAAGGAATTGTAAGGCGTGTCATCTACCTCGAATCTGCCATAATTAATAGTATTAATCGCAAGATTGTGAGGCCAACAAATCTTATATTGACCTCTAAATTCTGGTTTCACACTCACATATGGATATTGTTGTGCGATGTAGGAATACATTAAGTAATGAAAGGTTGTATTTGCTCTAAAAACATATGTATCGTCGTCCATTACTGTACACGGCATTTTAGTATGAATACGTGTATACCAAGTAGATTTCTGAAATTCGCGGTAAAAAATGGAAGATATTTCCTCTAGTACGTCTTCACCCTCACTATTTTTAATCATCTTGGACTCATGGATTTCTTTCTGAAAATCCGTAATCGAGTTAAGTTCCAACTTTGCTACAGATGTCATTGTTTTAAAATCCACGAAATGTATTTAAGATATTTGATCAGAGAGACATTTGAATTTGATAGAAAATAATCTAAATAGCTGCAAGAAAAAGAAAAATGTCCAAGTACCAAGAATATGAGGATTATTCACAAACTCTCGCAGACCGTGTAGATGGATTGTTAAATTTATATGAAATTTTACCTAAAAATATGCCTCCGGGATCTGTACTTCAGTTAGAATTAGAAGATGGTGATCGCGTAGATATATCTAAGAAACAGCTGAAACAAAAACGTGCTGAGCTAATAACTGAAATACGTAAGACTTTACCGAAGAAATTTAAACAAGCAGGCAAAAGAAAACGTAAAACGAAACCTTCAGATTTTTCGGGTGCTTATACACCAGTTGTTGTTGCGGATGCTATTCGTAAATTCTTGATCGATATAGACTTAGGTAACCTTGTACCAAAAGATACATCCTCCCCCAAATTATTGGAACAACTGCCATGCATTCAACGTGGGTATGGTCTTCGTAACAGCTTCCAATTACTATGGTATATCTCAATTTATGTGAATGATCTTCAGGATGAAGCAGATAAAACAATGTTGCGTCCTAATAAGGCTATGAGCGATAGTTTTGGTAATAAAGACTATCCAACATGTTATATTAATGCTTTAGACGATGAAGGAAAACTCAAAACCGTTCGAAATAAAGATAATTTGACAACGTTTGAAGCTTTAGAATATCGTGTTAATAATTTGGATAAGAAAGAAAAGCCGTTTGATTATAACCATTTTAAAATTTACGCCTTCCCCATCATTTTGTCTCTTAATATCTTCAAACATACAGATCTATCTCAAGAGGTTCGCGATACTTTAAAACGCGAAGACATCCGGCAACAAATGTTGAAGGAGTGTGAGATTATCAAAGAAACGAAGGATAAATGGAAGGAATATATTCAGCAGAAACGTAAGGATGAATCCTAAATAATATCTATAAGTTAACTTATAGATAATCAGAAATCTCAAACTTTTAAGATGAGAATTGTTTAGCGGAATCCACCACGGCAGGCAGCATAGATGATCCAGATGATAATGACGATGATCAGAGCAATCACAATAGAAGCCAATAGAACCTTTCCGGTATCAACATCTCCATCCTCATTCAGAGCCCAGGCAGGCTTGAGAGAGAAGATAATAAGCCACACGATCACTGCAATGATAATAAACCACAGCACGGCCCACCCGATGGAAGAATAACCGTGGTGGTGATGATCGTGATGATCGTGATGCATTTCGCAAGGATCACAAGGTTCACAAGGAACCTTCTCTACATGTTTTGTAGTAACAACTTCATGACATTCTGTAAGCGGCTTGCACACTCGAACGCGACTAACTTCGCAACCTTGCTTGTCCATTTTATTACCAGGATAAAAATTCTTTGAATTTTCTATTCTATTTTTCATTCCAGAAGAAATTGTATAAACCGATCGATCAGCCATTTTTCATAAAAGAAAAAAAAAATTTTCTGTAATCTTATTTTTTTTGTAATTTTATCTTAGAAATGCATTTCTCAATTGTCTTAAATAAAATTCTCTGCAAAAAGACTTTGAGAGAATTTTCCTCAACTTAAAACTTCTAAAAACGTAATTAAATCTATGGAGTCATCAACGAATGAAGATCAAGATAGGCTTGTTCCACCAGTTCTTGATACTATACCTGCTGACACAAGATATTCCACGTTACGAAAGAGTAAAAGACCAGGAAGAAATGTTTCAGCAAGAAGTAACGGGATGGCGACGAGTCCTAGGTCTAGAAGACCAAGACCTTTAAGTCCTCGAGATGGAACACCAGTGATTGTAAATGGTTCTCAGGTGGATCGTAAGAGTATTACGCCTATTATTATACCATCACCTATGATGAGACCAGCTTCTCCAAGAGAAGCTGTTCCAGGAGATCGTTCACCAAGAACTCAAAGAACACCTTCAAGATTAAGCGATCGATCCCCTCGTCCAACTTATATTTCTCCAGCTTCTCCCACGACTTTTATTCCTTCAGAAACGCCAGCGCTTAGTAATGTTCAAGGATCTGTAAGTTCCTATGTTCCACCTATCACATCAACTCCTTCCCCAAGAAGACAACCTTCACCGCCAAGAAGACAACCTTCACCGCCAAGAAGACAACCTTCACC